CAGGGTACGCTATTATGGCTTAACGAGTCAATGATTGAAAGAAAGTACCCAGTGATTTCAGGAATATACTTTACTAAATCTATACCATCAGAGCCTTTAATGTATAGACAAAAGGGTTCAGGTTATTATGATAAGTGGAAATTTGGTGATAAGGTTTGGCTTGGGTATACGCATATGGGATGTACTCTAATACATGTTTCGATACTTAAAGCAATGTATGAGGAATCAGAAGAATATATGCTTGCTGGAATGAAAGTAAGAAGAATATTTGAAACTCCAGAAATAGCTTGGTATGATAAAGAACAAGGTCAATTCCATAACAAATCTGGAACTGAAGATATATGGTGGAGTGATCGAGTTGTAACAGGCAGATTCTTTGATAAGGCTGGTTGGCCAGAATTCCAAGTAGAACCTTATCCATTCTTATGTGATACTAGGATTTATTGTAAACATATAGATTTTGATGGGAAGCAATTCCCCGCAATGATGGAAGATGCTAAATATGAACCAGAAAGACTTGAAAGTAATATGCCAATAGTTAAAAATGATTCAAAGGATTCAATGACATAAGGTGAAAAAATGAAAAAATTTTTGTTCCTCTTTATAATAATTTCAATCCCTCTTTGGGCTCAGTTAGATTATACAACTAGTGAGTTAAACTACTATATCCACGTTGTTGAAGATACAGATTCATTAGGAATTTCAAGACTTAGCACTCAAACAATAGATGGTTCTGTTACAGTAGGAGAAGTTTGTGAATTTACTTCTTCTGGGTGGGATGAAGCTGATGCTTCAGCTGAAGCTACTGCAGATGGGATTTTGGGTATTTATTTAGGTTCTAATGTTATTCTAATAAACGGTGTTTATACTACAACAGGTTTAACTGCTGGAACAATCTATTGGCTTTCAGAAACGGAGGGTCAATGGACTTCAACTAAACCAACAACTGGTGGGACAATATTAAAAGCTGTTGGTCAGGCTCTCTCTACTACTCAACTTCTTGTTTCTCCTAATATTTGGGCTGAGAATTAAATGAAAAAATTATTTTTACTAGTATTGTTTATGACTTATAGTTTATTTGCTACTGATCATTATGTAGATAAAAATGCTAATGGCACTAATGGTGGCACAAGTTGGACTAATGCTTGGGAATCTTTTTCAGATATAAATTGGGGTTCAGTTAACCCTGGAGATATTATATACGTATCGGGCGGTACTGATTCAACTGTTTATGATACGGATGGTGGTGGTGGTGGTAATGCTATATTATCTGTCCTTAATATTCAAGGTACTGCTGAAAATCGAATTACTATAAGAAATAGCTGGGATGCAGGGCATAATGGTAGGGCAATATTAGAAGCTACCGGTACAATACCAACAAGAGATTGTATATATATGGGGGGGAATAATTCTTATTCGACTGATTATATAACTATTTATGGATTAGAATTGAGAGGTGGACGTTATAATTTCTTTATACAGTATAAGGCGCACTCAATAATTTTAGATTCTTTGTCATCATACGGCTGGACTAATCAAGGATTCCATACAGCATCGGATGATCCCGATAATATGAGCAATATACTCATACAAAATAGTAATTGGATTAGCCCGCCTCTTGGTGGTGGCGACTGTATCACCTTTAATGGTAGTAGTAACCATATAATCAGAAATAATTTCTTGCATATGAGAAACTCTCAGTATCAGAATATACATGCAGATGGTATTTTGGCTATATTATCTGAAGGGTTTAGAATATATAATAATATAATAATTGTTGATTCAAATGCACAAGGACAATCATATATTGTTCGTGCTTGGGCTGATGGTGCTAATGAAGATTCAGTTATAGTTTATAATAATTTTATGTATCAAGGTGGTACATGGAACTCAAGTGATTTTAATGAAACCTCAGTATTGAATTTAAGGTGGCAAGATGCTGGTGGGCAAGTAAAGCCTCCTACTTTTGTTGCTCATAATACTGTTGTCTCCTGGGGACCTTATGCAGATGCAGTTGTACACGAAGTTCCTGCTACATTTGTAAATAATGTATTTGCACAATTTGGAGATGGTACTGGTGGTGGAAAATGGATGTCATTTATTAAACTTTCAAACAGTAATTATGCAGATAGTATAAGAGAAAATTTAGTATGGCGAGAGTATGAAGGAGCAACTGGTTATAATTTATTTAGAGGGACTATCTATGGAAATGAAACTTCAGCAACTGATTTCGGATGGTCAACTTTTATAAATACGCTTGGTGGTACGGGCAAAAATGAAGACCCTGATTTTGATCTTGATTTTAGTGGGAGAATATCAGACCAAGCAAATATGGATGGTGAATTAACAGGTGTTTCGCCTTGTATAAGTGCGGGAGAAGATTTACAAACGAAGATAACTTCAATGGGATTACCTTGGGTGTATTGTGGGACAAGAATTGTAGGAACGCTTGGTGTTCCGAATGGTGCAGCTAGACCAACTTCGTCAACGCCAACAATCGGGGCTTATGATGTAAAAGACTCAGGAGAAGGGGGAAAACCTCTTTGGGGTACCGATGGAAAATTCTGGGGTAATGATTCAATTAAAATTTGGGGTGTTGAACAATGATCGAAGTAGTTAATCATATTTCTATTATAGAAGAAGTAATTGTTATTGATATAATACCTAAAGAAATTAAGCCAATTAGGGGAATACCTTATTTTATGTGTATTTTAGATGATATGATTATTTTTAAAGAAGCGGGACATAAAACTAATATTAATGATCCACCATTGAAAGGTAATTAATAGTGGCAGCTCCAACTTACATAGAAAACGGGGGAGTAACTTACTCAAATGGTATAATTTCTTTACCATATCCATCTGGATTACAAGCAAATGATCCTCTAATAAAGTTAGGGAGAATCTAATGGCTGTACCAACAGTAGTTTATAGTGACGCTGTTTCTTTACCATCTGCTGATACTGGCGATACACTAACCTTTTCCCATTGGGGGAGCATACAGGCGGATGATTTAATCATTCTATTGGTGAGTAATGAAGATGGTGATCCAGTTCAATGGACAGGTTCGGGAAACGTAAGTGAAGCGGGCTACACCTTTATGTATTCTGATGGCACTAACGGGTCAGATACTATTGGTGCTTTTTATAAAGTTGCTTCGGGAAGCGAGTCGGGAGATTTTACCGTAACTTCCGTTTCTGCTACGGAGTATTGTGGATCTTATATTGTGTTGAGGGGGGTAGATACCGCTGACCCTTTCAATGCCCTGGGAACACCTAACACTGCCGATACGGATGTTTTTGATGTTGATGAGATAATTACTGATGAAGATGATTGTTTAGTTATTGTCCATTCTTCTCTTGATGGTGCAGATTTTGGGACTTTTGTTTATTCTGGAACCGGTTGGTTTTATGGAGGCGAGTCTGCTCAAAGGCCGGGAAATGCTTTCTCTCCAAGTATGTCTTGGGGAACAAAAGTAATGGCAAGTGCTGATAATACTGGGGTTGCTACTATAACAACAGATGTAGTCGATGGAAGGACAGGAGTTCAATTTGCATTTAAGGGAGCAGCTGCTGGTGGTGGTGATGAGATTGATACTTTTTCTGAGGGACATTCAATAGAGGAGTTAACTATTCAAACAGATTCTTTGGGAATAACAGTTGAAGATTAATATGGCTGATATAACAAGACATCTTTCTATTTATACTGTAACTAATACTTTGGGGGATTTTAATGGCTAATGAGATAAGGAAACCTACCGCTAGTACTGGTGATTCCGGTATAATAATGTCTAATCCTGGGCAGGCATATGATACTGCTACTGGAGGAGATGAAACCACAAATGCTGATTGGTATAATGTAGCCGATTCAACATATAGATACCACACTTGGCAAACTCCAATTGAAGTTTATACTGCATTAACCTTATATGTTAAATGGTCTGGAACTACAGCTTATGATAATGATATTTGGGGAATTGAATACTCATTAAACGGAGGCGGTTCTTGGGGAAATTGGTTATTAGCTATGGGGCCAAACGGTAATGCTGCTATTCAAACAGAGAGTGCTATTTTAGCAAATGATCAAATTTTATCAGATATAGAAGTAAGAATTGTTTATGACAGAGTAGGGGGTGGAGATAAGGAATATCAATATATTTGGGATATATGGACTGATGGGGTATATACTGAATCTCTTCCAGATAGAGATATTAATATTGATTATGAACTGGGTTATACAACTGAAGATGTAACTATTGAAACTGGAGTTGTTAGTTTTGTTGAGATAGACGCTTATTCAGAAGGATTCACAACAGAAGACATTATAACTCTTATACCAGAATATCATATTAATACCTATTCAGAAGGATTTACAACAGAAGATGTTACAGCTTTAGTTTTTCAAGCAATTTTAGATGTTAATGTTTTCTCAGAAGGTTTTACCACAGAAGATATCATTACTTCATTTATTGACGTTGCCGATAATAATGTTAATGTTTTCTCAGAAGGTTTTACCACAGAATCAATCTCATCTGATTTAACTTCTTACATTGATGTCTTTTCAGAAGCATATACAGTGGAGGATATTACTCTTTCTGGATTAGGCATTGTTGATCTAAACATTGATTTATTTGAACAAGCTGTTGTTGTTGACGTATCTATTTTTGCTGAAGCTATTAGTGGAATCACCATTGGAACAGTATATAAGTGGCTTGTAAGTCCACTTCCAACATCAAGTCAAACTTGGACAATTACAGGTATAGACGTTCCGGCAAACGCAACAGCCGCAATCTTTTGTTTGGTTGGTGGCTATATGGGCACGGCTGGAAATGATATATTAGACATTAGTAATTTTGATGCTGATACTGATGACCATTTTACACTTCTTGCAGGTGGGGGTGATACAAGTAATAATGAGCAAGCAGCAGGTGCTTATTATTTAAAATATGGCGAAACAGGTTTTCCAACCCGAGGAGCAACTGGACTAACTTTCACAGGGTCTTTCACAGATGATTTTCAATTTGATGGGACTGTTATATTGTTTTTTCTATCAGGAACGGTTGTAGATGAAACATTTGTAATTGGGTCTGATGCAACAGACAGTGGTGATGACGACACCACTTGGACGAGTGAGGATATAGGAGATGTTGGTGCGAATGACTTAGGCTTCATATTTGGGTCAGTATATGATAATACAGTAAATTGTGCATTGAATGGGCAAACAAGTTTTGAGTCAGGAATTAGTGGTGTTGTTAGCCACGACCTTGCCTATGAACTCGGAGAAGATACTTTCTCGTATGAAGTAGGTGCCGTAAGTTACCAGGCAGCTGTCGTTTTTGCAATTAAGGCCGATGCTGAGGGAGGGGGTTTAGAAGTAGATGTTTATGATAATATTTATACTACTGAAGACATTACAGCCTCAATCCCTGTTATAGGAGAATTAAACATCGATTCATTCGATGAAGCATTTACAACAGAATCCGTTACCACTCTTATACCAGAATACCATGTTAATTTATTTGATGAAGCATTTACAACAGAATCCGTTATCACTCTTATACCTGAATACCATGTAGATACATACGATTTAGGATTTACAACTGAAGAGGTAACGATTGAGAATTCTCAATTAGGAAATATTAATGTCTTTTCAGAAGGTTTTACCACTGAAGACATTACAGCTCTTATACCAGAATACCATATCGATTCATTCGATTTAGGATTTACAACAGAGGATGTTACAGCTTCAATCCCTGTTATAGGAGAATTAAATGTTGATGTCTATGATGATTCTATAGCCAGTAATAATTTTAGTGATGTAGTAAATGTTAATCTTGTTCCTGATGCTTCAGCCTATTTTGATACTGATGGTACTGGGTGGTGGGAGGAGGCACGTTCTTCTTTTGTTTGGAATTCTGGTACGAAGGATGCCACTTGTACTGTAACAGAGGTTGGTTATCAAGCTGGAATTCACAGATGGACTGGAACTGTTCAGGGAATTAAATATAGATTTAAGTGGAGAGCAAAATCTTCTAACTCTACAGAGAAAATGCGTCCAAGTGCTGAAGGTAGTTATACAACAATATTAAATCCGAACTTAACTACAGAATATCAAAATTATGAATTTATACAAGTTGCTCCAAATATCAATCCGCTGATTGTATTTGATGCATCTAGTGTCCCAATCGGTAGAGAATTTACAATAGATGATATTATATTTCAACAAATATCAAATGTCATAGTTTCTGATCCTATAGTTGATACATATGATGATTCATTTACAACTGAAGATATAACTTTAAGTGGAATACAAGCTGGTATTGATTTATTCGATGATTCTATTGTTTCAGATCCATATCTTAGTCCAATAGAATTAGTAATAAATGGTGATTTCGCAAACTGGACAAGTGATGACCCAGATGGTTGGGATGTAACTGAGGTCGGTGATGCTACAAGTAATATTACCCAGACTACACCTGGACAGTTGAATTTAATAACGGATGGAACATCTGCAAGTGTTAGTCAAACTATTTTAACAGCCGGTAAATCTTATTATTATTCGATAGATGTTAAATCTATAACTGGAACATTTGCTCTTCAATTTGGTGCTGATATGATGGTCTATATATCCTCTCCTGGGGTACACACAGGCATACTTGAAGCAGGTTTTATGTGGTTTATAATTAAACAGTATACAGGAACACCATGTAATGCAGAAATAGATGATGTTTCAGTAAAAGAAGTTTCTGCAGTAACTCTTGAAGTCTCAGTAAACCTCAATACATACGATGATATATTTACAACTGAAGATGTTACAGCTCTTATACCAGAATATCATATTAATACCTATTCAGAAGGATTTACAACAGAAGATGTTACAGTTTCAATCCCTGTTATAGGAGAATTAAATGTTGATGTCTATGATGATTCTATAGCCAGTAATAATTTTAGTGATGTAGTAAATGTTAATGCTATTCCAGCAGCTTCAAGTACTTTTGAAACAGATGGGACAGGTTGGTGGTCGCTATCTAACGGTACTGTTGCTTGGAACTCTGGCTCATTCGATATGACTTTTACGGTTAATAATGTAGCTTATGAAGCTTCTATTTACAAATATGGTCAGTTGGTTATTGGCAGACCATATAGATTTACTTGGCGAGCCAAATCTTCAAATTCAACATCTAAGATGGGTATTGCTGATGCAGAGAGTCCAATTCAAATTTTGAACCCATCTTTGAATACAGAGTATCAAAATTATGAATTTATTGTTGTAGAGTGTCAAAATTGGAGTCCACTAATTAAATTCGGAGACACTTTCATGGCAATTGGTAAAGAATTTACAATAGATGATATTGTAGTTCAACAGATACCAAATGTTATAGTTTCTGATCCAATAGTTGATACATACGATGATATATTTACAACAGAAGATATAACTTCATTTTACCAAGAATATAATATTGATCTTTCAGAATTTGGATATACAACTGAGTCACTTAACCTCACAAGAGTTGATGCAGGTGCAATAGTAATTAATCTTTATGATGATGCGAAGACCTCGGAGGGTATTACTACTGAAAACCTACAATTAGGAGATATAAATCTTCAGGATTTTGCTTATACAATTGAATATATACAACAACACGAAGCGTCATATATTGAGTCCTATGATTTTGTATTTACAACAGAAGATATTATTGTATCAGTTTCAGAATTAAATGTCAATGCCTATTCAGAGGGATTTACCACTGAAGATATAATAGCTTCAATCCCTGTTATAGGAGATTTAAATGTTGATGTCTATTCAGAAGGATTTACAACAGAAGACATTATTACAAGAATTGATTTAAACATCTTTGGATGGGAGAATGTAGATACAGTATCAACTCTTGAAAAAAATATTCTTATAGATATTCTTGATAATATTAATACTACAGAAGATGTTACAGCTGAAACTTCTTTTATAGGAGAATATTATGTTAATGTCTTTTCAGAAGGCTTTACAACAGAGGAAGTAACAGCTCTTATACCAGAATATCATATTAATGTATATAATATTGCTTATGTGGATTCTTCAATGTATACTATTTATGAGCCTTTAAGAGACGTAAATGGAGATATTGTCTATGATGTAGATGGAGAAATTGTTTGGATGCTAATTGATGGTGATCCTCGTGTTACAATGGAAGTTATTTCTTATATCAGACCTCTTGATGATATATTTACCACTGAAGACGTTACAGTCGAATTTGATGTTGGTAATCTTGATATCGATTTATTCGATTTAGGATATACAACTGAATTTATTACTACTCTTATTCCAGAATATTATATCGATTTATTTGATGAGGGGTATACCACTGAAGATATTACTTTAAGCGAAATTCAGGCTAACATCGATTTATACGATGAAGCGTTTACTACAGAAGATATAACTTTATTCTACCAGATATATAATATTGACCTTTCAGAATTCGGGTATACAACAGAATCATTAAATCTGACAAGAGTCGATGCAGGAGCCATTGTTATCAATGTCTATGAGGATGCAAAGACGGTGGAGGATATAGTAATTGAGAATCTTCAATTGGGAGATATTAATATTTATTCAGAGGCATTCACCACTGAAGACATTACAGCCTCAATCCCTGTTATAGGAGAATTAAACATCGATTCATTCGATGATTCTATAGTTACTGATCCATACGTTAATGAAGTAGAACTAATTACTGTTGCGGCTGATAGAGAATTTTCAAGCGACACAGGGTTTTGGACAATAAATGGGAATACTGCTATAACTGGCGGAGAAATGGTTTGGACTAATAATACTGATTGGAGTGGGTTTCTTAGATATGGTTTTGTTACAACTGGTAAAACTTATAGAGTTTCTTTTAATGTTACTTCCCTTTCAGAAGGTAGACTTAAAGCTGCGCTTGGAAATAACTCAGGTGAGTTAATAGATTCTACTGGTTGGTATTCAGAAGAGATATTTGCTCAATATCAAGATTTTTATCTAAATGCTGTTGATGATCCGACTACTGCAGCAATAGATGATATATCTATTAAAGAAGTTTCTGCTATAACCCTTGAAGTCTCAGTAAACCTCAATACATACGATGAAGGTTTTACCACTGAAGATATTATTACTCTTATACCAGAATACAATATAGACCTTTCAGAACTTGGATATACAACTGAATCACTTAATCTAACAAGAGTTGATGCGGGAGCAATAGTAATTAATCTTTATGAAGATGCAAAAACTTCTGAGGATTTAACTTTCTTATTTGATAATTATTTATTATCATTATATGATGAAGCATTCACTACTGAAAACATCTCATTAAGTGAAGAGAATTACATTCTAGTTTACGATGAAGGTTTTACCACTGAAGATATTGTTTTAAGCGAGATACAAGCTAATATTGATATTAATGATATTCTTTTCATAAGAGATGATTTAAATCTAACTGATAATATGATTTTGAATGGGGAGTTTTCAATAGACGATTTTTGGGATTGGGACTCAGGCTGGGATATTGACTTAGTAGATAAGTGGGCTCATTTTGAACAAGTAATACCTGATGATTGGTATGACCTTGTACAGTCTGATGATATAAATATGGTACCTGGAAGATATAGAATTTCTTTTGATATTGATGATATAGATGATGGTGATCTAAGGTGGATGATAGGTACTTCTGAGGGGATTCCAAGAGACAATGGGGGGACTTTTGTTGAATATTTTGATTATAATGAGACAGGTGGGGAACCCTTTATAATAAGAGCTTCTGGAGATTGCTTTGAAGCTTTTATAGATAATATAGTTCTTCAAAGGGTCACCACATTTGTTGAAGTTATTTCATTCATAGACTCATTTGATAATATTTTTACAACAGAAGATATAACTATTAATATAGGAGCATTACCTTCTCGAAACATCGATATTTTTGATGACCTTTATACAACAGAATTAGTTACTTTATTCTATCAAAACTATTTAGTAGATGTTTATGATGATGCAATTGTAACTGAATCGCTTAATCTGACAAGAGTCGATGCTGGTGCAATAGTTATTGATATATATGAGGATGCTAAAACTTCTGAAGAAGTTACTTTAAGTGAAATACAAATAAGTATTAATGTAAATGATTTATCGTATTTAAGAGATTACAATGTTGGAGATAATTTAGTCATTAATGGTACTTTTGATACTGGTACAAGCTCTTGGATACTAACTGGAATACCTTGGAGTTATGACGCTGTTAATAAAAGATTATTAGCTACAGACGCTACTATCTCTGGAAATACTCGCCAAATTCTATCTTGTAGTATGGTAAATGGAGATCAGTTTGAGATAACATTTGATGCTTATGATGTTACTGCTAATGGGTTAAGTATTGTTTTTGGAGGGCCAGCAGTTATTGTCATGTCGGGAAGTGCTCATTATAATGAAATATTAACGGTCTCCAATCCTTCTATTAAGACTATTTATGTAGTAGCTAATCAGGGAATCATGAGTGGAAGTTTTGATAATTTTACAGTTAGGAAAGTTTTTAACTATACTGAAGTTGTCTCGCATCCTGGACTCTTTGATGACATATTTACCACTGAAGATATAACGATAGTTTTACCAGATGCTTTAGTAATAGACATTTTTCAAAATGTATTTACTACAGAATCTATTAACCTCACAAGAGTCGATCCTGGAGCAATTGTAATTGATCTTTACGAGGATGTATTTACTGATGAAAATTTAATTCTTTATACAGGAATTACATTAGATATCTATGATGAAGCTTATTCAATAGAAGAACTATTTACTGAATGGACTAGCTTTAAAATAAATGTATTTGAGAGTCCTATTAGCTATACAAATCATATTGCAAACGGCTCATTTAATCTTGACATATATTGGGAGCAGTTTTTAGATCTTGGAACTTGGACTGTCGGCGGGGGGAAACTAATTGCAACAGATATTGGGGGTAATTCAAGAATTTATAACATAAGTAATGGATTACTTTGCAATACATTTTATGATATTTCATTTGATGTTGCAAACTTAACAGGGGGAACATTTTTAGCTCAAGACTATACTGTTACTTCAAATGGCCATCATCACTTTATTTATTCTTTCCCCTGTTTTGGAGAACCTCCAGCTGAGGAAGCTCTTAGTTTTCGACCTACTCCGTCAGAAACTTTCTCAGCAGAAATTACTAATGTTTATATTATAGAACTCCCTTATGCTTTAGAAGTTATTAGTTATATAGATCTTTATGATGATAGTATTGTAACAGAATCTATCTTTATTGAGCAACCTCAATTCATATTTGTATATGATGATGTTTATACGACTGAAATTGTTGAAGTTCGAAGTGAACTTTATTTAGGAATTTTTGATAATATTCTTGCGAACGAGTACATTTATGGAGTTATACCAGGCGGTAAAGAAATCTTCACAGACCTCTATATCAATAATAAAATACGAAAGGCTATGAAAGTACCGTTGATGGAAGTTGAAGCAAGTATCTCAGTAAATAAAATTATACGTAAAAATATAGGATTATAAAATGCAAAATTTGGAAGTAATTGAAACTTCTGTTGTCGTTATGCAACCCATTGAGAGAGGAAGTGATAAAGAATTGATTTATACGACTTATGAATCAATTAACCAATCAACTCTTTTTACTGATTTGACTGATGCTTCTATAGAATTCGAGTTGAAAAAAGTAAAAGAAGGAGTGGCTCTTTTTAGGAAAAGAAATACGGCTGCTGGTGGGAGTAATAGTCAAATTGAAATTACTGATTCTAGTACTTTTAAGTTATATTTTACTCCTTCTGATACTCAAAAATTAAGAGAACATACATATTGGGGTTGGTTAAAAATATTTACGGCAAGTTCTAAAACATATATTGTATGGATTAGATTTCCATTTATATAATGAGTATATGGGACAAAATAGGTGATGGAGTTGTTACTTTATCAAAGAAAGTAACTCCAATACAAGCATTTATAGTTTTGATTTTGATGATTATTTGTTATACAGGTTATCAAGTAGTAGATAGGGTTTTTGATTCTCATGATTTACATGCTACAGCACAACCAGTGCCGGACGGAGTAGTTTTAGGAGATAGAACTCCAGTTCAAAGAATTGTTGTAAAAGAAAGAAATCCTTCTGAATATAATTATACAAGGAGAAGAATAGATGTCCAACCGAAATCCAAGTAGTAAAGTAAAAAATCCTAGAATGAAGAGATCAGGAAAATCTAATGGACGTTGGAAAAGTGGACGATCCAAATCCTATTATAGAAAGAAAGCAGGTGCAAAGAGGGGGGAAATTGTTCACCATAAAGACCACAATAAAAGTAATTCAGCTAAATCTAATTTAAAAGTTTTAAAGCCTAGTAAAGGCTCAACGGCAGCAGCTAAACATAATCAATCTCACCCAGAAAAAGGTGGGTCTCACAAATAAGGAGTGTAAGAATGAAAAAGTTACTAGTTCTAATTTCGTTTATTTTATTTAGTTTAAATTTATTTGGACAAGCACTTGAAGTTCCAAGTAGTGATTTAAATTTTCGCGGTACTAAAATGTTTCCGGCAATGGTGTATAATCCTATTGATGATACTCATTACTACTATTATCCGATGGAAGTTTACGGAATATACGGGGCAGAATTGATTGCCGATGCAGCTTTACATTCAGGAAATTTTTATTTATTTTTTACAATGGAATCAACAGTTGTTGACAGTATGGCAGCAGTAGATGTAGTAGGTGATACAACTCAATATAAAGCAATAACTTTACCTGCATCAACTAATTTTTATGCTTGGAACATTATTTATATTGAACTGACAAGTGGTTCTGGACTAGCTTATAAGAGAGAATAATTTAAACTCAATGAAAGTTAAAAATGAATTCAGAAAAATTACAGAAAAGACTTTTAAAAAGTATTCAATTGGGATTAAAGACTAATTCAAAGGCTTCTGTAGATAACGGCATTGATTTGGCTAGAGCCTTAATTTTTGTTTTGGATAAGTATAATACTGGAAATTATTATGGTACAATTGCTTTAAAATTTACTGGGATAGTAGTTCAAAATCCTAGAGAAATAGAAGTTACTCATAGATTAGAAATTGAAATAGAAGATTAATGGCAAAAACGAATCAACATGATTTAGGAAATAAAAAGGGAGTTCGTGGTAATAAAGCTACTACTGATAAACAAGTAGTAACACATGAACAATATATTGAACTAAAGCATCTTATAGATTCTGTTGTAAAAGATTTGTATGCGGCTATTGGTAGTAGTGCTGGTGATCATGGTGCTTTAACGGGATTAGAAGATGATGATCATGCTCTTTATGGTGATATTACTAGTACTGAACAAATCACAGGTCTTTGGAATTTTATAGGTGATGGTGATGGTGGATTAACTGATTATGATCTTACAGTTGGTGATGTAACAACTCCTGATTATGGAATCATAAGAATGGGGAATAGTATTATTGGACGAACTTCTCATAATGTTGGAGATTTAGATATAGATGGGTCAATTATAATTCGAAATGTTGGGTCTCCATCAACATCTAATATAGAATTTTTATTTGCAGAAAGCTCTAATAATATAAGATTTGCTATTCCAAAGTCAGGGGTAGGGAATGCTACTTATAACCCAAGATCGATGTTAATTGCTGGTCCTGCAATTCTGGATGATGAAATAGTAACTGTTGGTTATTGGCAAGCAAATGAAGATATTTTTGATAATCTTGCTTGTGATACTAGTTCTGATGGTGCTGATTTGGGAGTTCAAAATGATTGTGAAATTGAAGGTGATCTTTTTGTCGACTCAATAAAAGAAAGTACTACAGGAGTTGGTATTACATTTAGTAACGAAATAAATATATTTGATACAAGTGGAGAATTATTAAATGTGTTACGAAATAGTAATGCTGATGGTTATGGAGCACTAATAAAACTTGGTGTTGATAATATTTATTACAAATCTGCAATAATGCACTTGAGAGAAGATTCTATGACAAATGGCAAAGGTCATTTATATTTTGCTGTAGATTCAAATGATGATGCAGCAGATGTTGATGCTATTAACGACGTTAAAATGGTTCTTACAAGTGATGGTGAACTTTTAATCGATTTGATTGAAGAACTTACTACAGATGTAGGCGTCACAATTGATGGTCTTTTGGTTAAGGATGGAGCAATTCCTGCTTCTGGAGTCCCAGATGGAGCTGATGCAACTGCTATCCACGATAATGTTGCTGATGAAATTAGTGTTATAGCAGAAAAAACAGCTGTTATTCAAACTGATATGCTAATGATTGAAGATAGTGAAGCTTCTAATATTAAAAAGATGGTTCAGATTACTAATTTACCTGCAGGAGCACCTTCTGCACATAAAGACGAACATGATCCTGAAGACGGATCTGATGCTTTAGATACAGCCCTTCCAGGAGAAATATCAATTGTTGTAGCTAAATCTACTGGTACAGCCCACTCATTAGCTAGAAGTGATCATGGTCATCAGATTTCTCATGGTATTATAGATAATCATATAGTCACAATTGATAGTGAATCTATTACTAATGGAGAATATGCAAAATTCACTACTCTTGGATTAGAAAGTAAGACATTTAGCGAACTCCGTGGAGATATTAATGTTATTGATGGCGCTGATGTTACAGGAGATAATACTTGTGATACCCCTGGAGGTGCTGGAACAGATACTACAGCCATTCACGATAATGTTTTAGGTGAGATATTTGCTATAGCAGATAAAGGGGTTCCACTTAGTGCTGATGTATTGTTGATAGAAGATACTGAAGCAGCAAATGCTAAAAAGAAATTAACTATTGAAAATTTAGAAAAGATGTTAGATCATGATTCATTAGCAGGCATTACTGCTGCTGAACATTATAACTGGGAAAACTCAGTAGGAACAATCCATATTGATAACTATATTGAAGGTGGGCCAGGTACTGACACGACTGCTATTCATGATAATCAACAAAATGAAATTACTGCCATCACTTTGAAAGGAACACCTGAAAGTGCTGATGAAATAATCATAGAAGATAGTGATGCAGTTTATATTAAAAAGAGTGCTACCTTAGGTTCTGTTGTGTCTACTCTCGAAACTAGTCATTCTGATGTAGTTATAGATGGCGATTTTAGTAGTTCAGGGTATTGCAAAACTGATGGTGCAGGAGACTACTCAGTTCAATCTTCTCCTATACCTGTAACTGAAACAGATGCAAAATGTACAGATGCAAATGCTGACCAGACTAGCGCTAATACTTGTGATACTCCTGGTGGGGATGGTACTGACGGCACTGCTATCCATGATAATACAGCTGCTGAAATAATAAATGTAGCTGCTAAAAATAGTCCTATTGGTGCTGATGTATTGTTGATAGAAGATACTGAAGCTATAAATGTTAAAAAGAAAATAACTATTGCTAATTTAGAAAAAATGTTGAGCCATGATGCTTTAGCTGATTTTGCTGCTGGCGAGCATAGAATTATAAATGATAGTGGTGATAGTGCTGTTGAATTATTTAGTTCATCTAAAGTAAATAGTTTAATAGCAGCCATTTCTCATAGTTATGTTTTAGGATTTAGTGGTACAGGTTCAAATGTTCCTGCTGCAACAACTCGTTATTTAGGCAATGGGGGTGGTGATGTCAATACTACAGAAGCTTATGCAGAATTTTATATTCCTGTTGCAGGTATAGTAAAGAATTTAAGAGTTTATGTCTCTACTCAAAATACAGCTGATAATTGTGTTGTTACATTAAGAAAAAATGGAGCTGATCAATCAGTAACCGTTACTTACGGATCAGGTGTAACTGGGCTTCAGTCTGATACATCAAATTCATTTTCAATTAGTTCTGGTGAAAGAATAGCTATTCAAGTTATTGCAGGAGGTGAGTCTGGTGCTATTGTTATAGAATCAGTTTCGTTTGAGATAAATTATTAATAACCTAATGAAAGGAAAGAATCATGAATCCAAAACACAATTTTAAACAGAGAAGGGCAATTCTTAATAAAGAAAGAGAAAAAAATAAAAAGGAACCTGAAATGAAAAAACAAAAAAAGAAAGAAAAAGAAATTCCTGTGAAGGAAAAATCTTGGTTCGAAAATCCGAAATTGTGGCAATATACAATAGGTATAGCTATAATAATAATAATCATAGTAGTGTTTCAAAACTGCTAATTTATCCACCTTAATAAAAAGGAAATAATCATGTTAATATTTATGTATGAAAGAGTTCTTTTTCCAGGTCTTTTACCAAAAAAAGGGTCATTTATAATCTTAAAATCTTGTGAGACAATTCGTCAAAAGATGAAGATTACAGAAAAAGATAAAAAAACTTGTAATATCCGAATTGAAGATGGTAATGTTAAATGGAATAAAATACTTGATAAAGGTATTAAAATTCAATGGACTGAAGATGAAGCCACTTTAATTGGAATGAGTCTTGCTTTAGCAGATAAAGAACAGAATCTGCCACAGCATAAAGGATTTTTAGCTTTTTATGAGAACTTTTTTAATGGATATAAAAAACTAAAATTGATAAACTAATGATGGTAGCATTTGTATCTCCAACATTGTTGAACGAAGAAGGAAGTCTTTATAAGACGTTAAGAGAGTATAAGTTTTTTACTTCGCCAGTCTTTCACGGAGTATGGAGAAAGTATTTAACTATTGCTAGAGATAGAGATAGAGTAATTGGAAAACCTCGTCTTCGTTTAGATGAGATGTCGGTTAATGTAATGGGAATACGAAATAATCAAGAAATTGCTTTTAACGACGATCAATATTGTAATGATCTTTTAGTTATTGAGCAAACTCAAGGAATATCTCATTTATTTTATGTCTTTAAAGTTACAATGGATCCTAAAGCTAAAAGAAATAAAATTGCTCATTTACTTGAAGGAGTTTATGCTTCTTACAAGGTCAGACCGCATCGTTGGCAACCTGGAAGAACTGCTATCTGTCAAGGCCCTAATGATGTCTTAGTAGGGAGAACAGATATTACTGGGAAGATTATAAAAACCTATAAGAAACAGAAAGGTATTTTTGGTATAAACATTCATGATGCAGCAGGCTACAGGAATAGCAGTTTGGGTTGTACTGTTTTAGAACCTGATTCAAAAGAAAACGATTGGCATTGGAAGAATCATTTTAAATCGTTAGTAAAATCTATTAGTAATAAAGATCTAATAGATTATGTTGTTATTAATAAAGACGTAGCCATTAAACTTGCTCATTCTATTTGGCAAAGACAGAATATATCTAAATCTTTTCTAGATAAAATAATGTTCCGAGCTCCTTGGCTTCCTCATAATATAGAAGGAGTTTAAATAATGTGTAAACCTCTAGACGATGGTTACGAAATGGATGATGGAGTTCTTGTTCGTTATGATGCTCCACTTAATGCAATAAAACCAGAATATATTAAGAAATTAAATGAAGAGAATTCAAATGCTTGGGATTCTTTTTTATTGCATAGGGAATCAAAAGAATTTAGAAAACAAGTTTTTAGTATGGAGATAACTATTTTAAAAAAGATTGAAGACACTCAATCAGTACATAAAGAAATTTGTCCACTAAATGTATCAGGAATTGATGCTTTAATTGAGGCAAAAGTAGTTGATATGACCGATAATGGGTTAAGACAAAAAATTATAAAGATTGTAAATGAAACAATGAAAGGAACTTCAATAAAAGTTTATAAGGGATTTAAGGGAGTTCTTAGAGATTTAATTTTAATTGGTTCTGCAATAGGAGCTTTTTATATAATTAAAGCTTTTGCAGGAAGTTAACAAAAAAGAAAGGAAAATGTTATGAAATTTTTTAGTAGTATTGGAAATTGGTTTGAGAAACAATTACAATGGATTAAATCATTTCTTTCTGAAAAAGAATTGATTGATGGTAAATTAGTGGGTAGTTCTAAACGAGTGGCAACTATAACTGTCATCTATCTTTTTGCTCATACCATTATTAAAGTTGGAGAAGGTACTCAGTGGAAAACTATGCCATCAATTTCTTGGGAATGGGCTGTTTTAATTGGTGGTATTCTCGGTATTAATGTTTACGATTCTATCAAGAAAAAACAAATAAATAAGGGCGGCTAACATGTTACTTATAATTTGGTTTATTGTTCAGAGTTGGATTAGTGGTTATAGAGATATGACTAGGTTCTGGTATAAAGGTACATGGGATTTAAAAACCAAAGCAAAGTGGCTTCCATATTGGAAAGCTCCACAAGACTCTAAGAAAGATCCTTTTCACATGGCTGGAGGTACTATGTGGGGCTTAATTATTATTCTTTTATTCTTTGAAGCAATATGGTTTTATTGGGAAGGTTCTTTGTTGATTCTGAAACCTTTGTTTGTTATTGGAGGTAAAGAATGGTATTGGTTTTTTCTGACTCTTACGCTACACGGTATAATATTTTGGGTTGGCTTTTATTGGCAAAGAAATTTAATGATGCATATTTGGGGTATGGGTAAAGGCTTTAAACAATGGAAGTATCTTAACCCCGCATGGAAATTAGTTGAATTAGTAGGAAACAAATCTAAAAAGAGGTAGTCAAATGTTAAAAAGCATATCTACTATTGTAACGGGGATTCTGGGTTTTGCAGTTGTAATCTTTGGTTTAGGTTATATTCAGCAATGTACTGAGGTAGAAGCACAAGAACAAATGAATAATCAATTAACTGCTTATTACAATGATTCTTTAACAGTTATTGAAAAAGATAATCAAACTTTAAATAGACGTGTTGCGAACCTAACGGGGATGAATTCTGATCTTGATAATACTATTGAGAATCTTGATAATACTATATTTAGTAAGAATGAAGAAATTATAAGACTTAAAAAACTAGTAGGGTCAGGTTATGGTACTATTGATACAACTATTATAATTGACTCGACTTGCATAGGGCTTATTCTTACGTATATCGACACAACAGGTTGGCATACTATTTATATTAAAGTTGAAGTAAACAATCCTCCATTGTTTGAGTATGAAGTAACTATTCCCCCAATTAAACTAACAACTTATTTGGTAAGAGATTCGGAAGGGGTTTGGACTGGATATGCTATTCCAGATGAGTCTATTAAAGACCATATCACAATAGATTCAATGAAAGTTGAGATTGCTAAAGATGAATTTATTGATTTTTATGATGATACCAATGCATTTAAATTTGGTCCAAGCGTCTCTATAGGTTCTGATTTTCAAAGTCAGAAAACTATTTTTAACATCGGAGGTGGAATTTTGTTGAATGAAACTCATGCAATTGGTTTGGAATTGAGTTTGAATAGCGATTGGTACTTTGCAAGGTATAGCTATTATTTTGGTTTTTGATAAGAGAGGCTCGAAAGAATTTAATAAAATAATCTTATTTATTTAAAAATATGGAAAAGAATATGATAACTAATATTTATAACCAAGAGGTTGATACAAAAGTTTCTACTGAGGAGATCCATTTTAGATTGGATGGGACTAATATCCAATTGAAAAAAGATGACTCAGGAAGTACTAGAGCTGAAATAATTTTTCTTAAATCCGGATGGAATATGAATGATTATTATTTTAGTGATAAGAATCTTGATGAAGTTTTGACTTTAATGTCAAATCGACCAAAAATCTATTTAAACCATGATTTTTGGGGAATGGGTAGAAGTGAATCAGATTGGGCTGCTACCTATGAAAAGACTTGGAAAGATGAGTCTTCTTTAAAAGGGGAAATAAATTTTACAAATAACCCTAATACAATTTGGCTTTATAATGAGATCGATAAAGATCCTAAAAATGTTCAATTTTCTATTGATATCCAAGCTGTTGTTTCTGAGAAGGATACACCGGAAGGTAGAACTGGTCGAAATGTTGATAAGGTTTTAGCTTATCGTTCTACAGATATTGTTTCTTATGCTGCTGCTGGCGGAGAAGCAACAAAAATCTTGAATCAGGAAATTTTAAGCAGATTAGAAAAAATTAATTCAATTGTTAATTCAAAAAATGAGGAGACTCGTGATATGGAAATCAAATCCGCAGAAGAGCTTCGAATTCAATATCCGCAATATGTTACTGCTATATTGAATGAAGATCGAAAAAATGGAGCTGATGCCGAGAAGTTAGCCCAGTTTGAAATTCAAGTAACAGACCTTAAAGCTGGTGAACTTGAGTTGAAAAATAAGGTTTCCAAATTGGAAACGAAAGAAACCGATTTAGCAACTAAAGTTGAGACTCTTACTAATGAGAAAGCAACTTTAGTAACTGAAAGAGATGGTTTTAAAACTAAGGTTGATGAGTTCGAAACAGCTCAAAAAATTACTAAATGGGAAATAGAAGTTAAGGCTGCTATTGATGAATCTAAAATTGATACAAAGCTTGTCACTGAAGTTTTCTTGAGCGACCTAAAGAAAAAGGACACTATTGAAGAAGTTAAAGCTTCAATTGAAGATCGTAAAACTTTAGTTGCCGGTCCGGTTATTAATAATGCTGATACTTCTAAGAATGATGATAACAAAGAAGTTATTAAACAAACTGATGAAGAATTAGTAGATGCAATAACAGGTTAATTAAAATGATATTAAATTATTTAATGGAGAAAATTTAAATGGCTAATCAATTATGTAAACTTCGTTTAGTAGGAGACGAAAAAATAGGCCGTCTAACTGTACCTGTTGAATCAGCTACAGTTATCCCAGCTGGAACTTTTGTTTCTTATGAAAGTGGCTATGGAGTTGACCTTGATGCTCAAGCAGACGATGCCACTTTTCTTGGAGTTGCAGAAGGTCAAACTAAGGCCGGTGAAACCGATGATATTTCAGTTTTTACTGAAGGAGTCTTTCAATGCCCTGTAACATCAGCAGCTTATACAATCGGTCAGGCTTTACACTTTAATGCAACATCTGGTGCTCTTGAAGACGCTACTGCTAATAGCATAGCTTGGGCTTGGGAAGATACTGGTGGAACTAGTGTTAGTACTCTTAAAGTTCTTGTTGATGCTCCTGGTCTAGCAAAACTATTTTCAATTAGCGCATAATGGTATTATTTATTAAATTATTAATGGAGAAAATTTAAATGGAACGCGGAGTAATAACTAATCTATTTAATGCCAAGCTTCAAGAATGCGGTGGAAACCAAAAAAAGGCAGGTATTTTAACTGCTAAGAAGCTTGACAAACTCTTAAAAGAGGATAAAATTAAACCCGAAGATCTTAGATTCGATCAGCTTGCATACGAGTTGATTCCTGATTACGATGATTTAAGAACTGCGGAAACCCAGGATATTGCCCTTGCAGTCAGTTCAAGTCAGTTCCCGACTATTTCAAAAGTAGCAATTAATAAAACAGTTCTTGATGCTTATCAATTACATCAAGAAGGTATGGAACAATTTGTAACTGATATTACAGCAACCCGAACAAATGAGGAATATTTAGCCGGGTTCACAGATCCTGAAGGTCCAGAGATGAGGCAAGAATCTCAGTCTTATCAAGAAACTAACTTTGGTGAAAGAGATATCACTATCAAAATGGCAGATTTTGGTCGTACAATCTCGGTTACTAGGGAAGCTATTTTCAATGATAGAACTGGTCAATTGCTTGAAAATGCTCGTGGATTTGGTGAAAAAGGTGGACAGCATAGAGCTAAAATGATTGTTCAAACTTTGGAATGTTTACCAAGAACTTCATTTAAAGAAGCTTCGGCTGCTGCAAATGCTTTTATTTATAAAGGTACAGCAGTCCAGGTAGGAACTTTTTATAATGCAACTAATCATACAACAACAGATGGAAGAACTAATGCTAACTTAGTTGCCTCTAATGCTCTTGTTGATTATACAGATGTTGATGCTGCATTAGATCTTTTTGTTGATATGAAAACTCCTGCTGGCGATGAGATGGTCATCACACCAAGAGCAGTATTTTGTCATGAAAAATTGTTATCTACAGCATGGCAGGTATTTAATTCTGACACTTATTGGAAAGTTGCTGGTGGTGCTACCGATGTTGGTCTTTCAACTTATCATGGAGTAAATCCTGTAGGACCTAGAGGGTTTAGACCTAGATTCAATGTTGTTGGTTCAAGATATGCTGCTTCAGCAACAACTTGGTATATTGGGGATCCAAAATCTTCAATGTATTGGGCTTGGGTATGGAGACCTTCTACTGCTTCATTGGCAGCCACAGCAGATAAGGCTTTTTATAATAACATTGTTATGACATATAAATTCTCTTATCACGGTGGCGTTGGTCATTCAGACTATTCATTCATTGTTAAAAGTACTGCATAATTCAATAAGTCGGAAGCCCAATATCGGGAAATGATCCAGATCCTGGGCTTCTTGACTTTATATAAAAGGATTTATGAAAAGAAAATATTATTTTAATTTTATTTTAAGGAAAGCAGCTTAATGAATAATCTATTCTGCTCTTGGATGGATGTTATAAACGAAATACCTCAGTATTTTGATTGGGAAACCGGAGAGTTGCAAGAGATTACTAAAAATAAAGTCTTGCAAATCCTCGATTTTGAAGAGAAAAGACTCAGAAGTAAATTGAGACCTTATTATGGTGAAGATTTAAGTATAGCCACTGATAGGTTTGAAACACTTAATCTTACTAAAAATAATAATGTAGATTTCGTAATGGATACAAGCTATATTACAGTTATTACACAATTTACACAGGTTTATAAATTTGTTTTTACAGAAGATTCAGATGTAACCGATACAGTAAAAGTATTAGTTACACCAGATATAGGTACAGAAGTTGCAGGAGATATTACTGGAGTTATTGACTTAACAAAAATCTCTGTTGCAGTAGGCGCTTGGTCTGGATACACCTTTTATAAAGGTGATACAATCTATTTATTACATTATCATTATGAATCTCTTTTAAGTAGTTTATTGGCTAAGTCAGCTGCTTCACGAATTCTTGAAAGGACTGCTACTTCTCAATTAGCAGCAGATGGCCCAAGTGCTCAAGAACTTAGAAGAGAAGTTGATGATATGATTAAAGAAATTCAAGATCCGTATTCAAATGTTTTGGAAATCGATCTTAAAGCTCAAGACCTTGATACTGAAGAGGTCGAATATGATATAGATGATTATGGTCAAGATAATTCAGACTATTTATAATAAAGCTAAGCATAATTAGCTCTTTTTAAAATACTACTTTGAACATAGAATAATATGTTTTCGAATGATACAACCTCGTCATTTTCTACTTTATTAAAAGCAATTAATAAGAAAGTCACTGATAGTGTTCAGCAAGGATTAGGACTTGCAGAATTCAAATCTCTTTCTGTTGGAGTAGATGAAGTATCAACTAAATATCCTTATTTATATGTTCTTCCAATTAGTGAATATATAGTTCGTAAATACACAGAAGATTTTGCTGATGTTATAAGAACTGTTTCTTTCAGAATTAGGACTATTAAACCCAAATTAGATGCATCATTTGGTCAAGCCAATGGATTAGCAAATAATGTAAAGAATCTTTTCAGTAGGAAAAAAGGTAGCGATTATTGGAAAATGAAAGATCTAAACTCAGGGAATCCAATTGTATTTAATGCTAAGGTTTCTGAAATACAGTTTTTAGATCATATAAAAGTAGTTGAAGGAGTTATTTGTGAAGCTCAGTTGAATATTGATTATTCATGTCAGATTAAAACAAATGTTATTAAACCAATGACTACAACTGAATTGAATACTACTAATTTAAAAGAATTGACTAAGATTATTTATGAATTAATAACTAGATCTAAGGCTTCATATTTACCATCAGTAAAAACTATTAAATATGGAGCAATTGAGCCTATTAGCCGTTATCCAGCAGTTGTTGTTGTTCCAGATAATGCAGAAATTGACGGCCGTTTTTCTGGTGTTGATACTTATGATTCAAGATATATTGTACATGTCTTTACTGATTTTTTGAATGCGCCGAAAAGTATTTACCAAAATTTAGATATTATTCATAAAATTAGGGAAATTATGTTTGCTAATAAATTTTTATTCCACAGAAGCTATGATACAAATATGGACGAGTTAATTATGGGAACTACAGAAATAGGGGATACTAGATTTTTTGCAAGTCAATTAGTTATTGAGAGTTCAAGTTTTGAACCTATTACTGAAATAACAACTTAAGAGGTACGTTATGAAAGTCAAATTAATTAAAGAATCTTCTGGTTTTGGTTATAGTTCCAAAATTATAGAATGGATGGTCTCAAGTGAGGAAAATATGGGAAAGTTGGAAAAGATTAAAAAGGGTAAAACAGTTGAGATCCCAGAAAAGATTGCTAAAAGAATTCATAATTTAGTTGACGTTGAAACTGGAAATGCTATCAGTATTCGATGTCAAACTCATTTAAGTGAAACTGAACTTAAAAAAAGGTATGCCGACAGTAGTAAATTCGAACAAGCAAAAACAAGAGAGGCTATTATTGACACTGTTGTTAAACCTAAATTAGAAATTGATGTCTCAGATGAAGCTGAAACAACAGATACTATATCTGAAGACACAATTAAACCTATTATAAAGGAGAATTAAGATGCCTTGCCGACAAATATGGGAAGACGTTTACGCACTTGAAGTTTTTGCATCAGGAACTTCATTGGCTGATATTGTTGCTAATGATCCAGCATTTACTGACACTCATGGTGTTAAAGGAGATTGGGATGCTGTTGGTGCTGGAGATTTAGTTCATAAATATAACCTTTTGGTTGATGATGCTCATCCAGTAGTTAAAGCACAAAATACTATTGTGGAAAAGAATCTTGTAACTGGATTATCAATGGAAAATACGGTTTCTGTAACTCAAGTTATAAGTAAACCTGATTCTGTTGTGACTCCTGTTGTTTTTAATGCACATAATTTATCTGCATTTTTCTGGTTATTCTTTCAAGATGGAGTAACTATTAATGCAGGAACTACTAATACTGCTCTTGAAATTTTAACTTGTGTTCCTTATGCTGATGCTTGTCCATCAAGTTTTGGTAATCTTGTTCGATTTAGACAAGATGCTGGTGATAACAATATAGTTGACCAGACACTAAGAGGCGTTATTCCTTCAAGAATGGTAATTAGAGGAGAAGAAGGTGGTTTAATTGAAGGTGAGATTGAGTGGGAAGGTGCTAATTGGACTGATGCAGAATTAGATGGTCTTTTAGCTGCTGCTTCTGGATTTGATGTTACAGCACCTTTAAAATTTGAAGATCTTTCTGTTCAAATTGATGGTGTTGCGGTTTCAATTCCAGCTTTTGAATTAACTTTTGAAGCTCCAGTAGTACAACAGTATTATAATCAAATTGCAGCTCAGTCTGTTACTCAAGGACGTTTTAGCTTCACAGGAAATATAACTCTTCCTTGGAATGAAGCTTACACAATTCCTGCTGGAACTGGACAATATGTTGTTCCAATTAAAAATTTCTATGATGGAACAATGATGAGATTAAGTCTTGTTTGGGGTGATGCTTCATTTACTCAATTTGCAGTAAGTGATACTGGTACTCCTGACTACTCTGGAGTTGATGTTCTTCCTGCAGGTGCAAAGAATACAATAGTTAATAACTATTTTGCAATCCATAGTTATGTTAGAATTATGGATTATGATGAAACTGATATTGATGAGAACCCAATGGTTCCAATTGATTTTAAAGCTTTAATAGATGATGACGGTACTATAGCAGGCGTTACATCTTATATTGCTTTTGACGTAGCACAAAATACGTGGTCTTAATTAATTAATCAATCCTAATAAAAGGAGTAAATCATGATACGTGGAGTAGAACAAACAACCTTTCCTTATGTTTTGGAAGATGATCGTTCTAACCCAGTTGATGAGCAGACAACTTTTCATATCCGCCCAAAAACTGGACATGACCAAAATAAAACTCTTCAAAGGTATGCAAGTGCATTTAAGGAGAATAGAAAAGGTGGAAGGGATGTTAATCCAATTAAAATGGATGTAGCAGACCAGGAGGAATTCTCATACGTAGTTGAAAAGGTTGAGAATTATGGTTTTCCAAAAGGCCATAAAATGTACAGTAATTATGATGAAGGTGTTATAGATTCAACTACTGATCCTGCAGTTCTAAAAGAGATTTCAAGAACCTTAGCGGCAGATCATTTGTCCGAAATACTTGAAGTTTCTAATAATGTTAGTAAGCTAACAGAAGGGTCTAAAAAAAACTTCAGCTCCTAATTTGGTATTTTCTTTGGAGAAATGAGAAGAAAGAAAGAACTGCTCTATATGATTGTGATATTTGTTCTTTAGATACTAATTGCTGGTATGAACGGAGGATATGCTTCCATCCTGAATTTGGACAAGGGGCATATCCTTTTAAATTACCTGTTTTCGATCCACTCTTGAAAAAGTTGGATAATACTCAAACAGATGAAAGGATCTTTAATCAAGATGAATTTCTCCAATGGTTGTATGATACTAATGAACGATACATCCCTAATATGCCTGCCTTTGAATTTGTCCAAGGATTACTTAAGTCTAAAAATCCAGAAATTTGTCTTACTGCATTTGTCGACCAATCTTTGGGAGAACTTGTTGATATGGAGTCATCATGTAGTATTTACCATTGTTTACCTTATTCAGGAGCTCTTCTTGATCAGCCTCAATTTTATCTTGATGTTTTTTCTGTTATTCAAACAGAAAGGAATAGATATGAAAGAACTAGATCAGATAAATTATTGGCTCAATCTAAAAAGGGAGCACATGAAGATAAAAAAGGAAAGGGTTTAAAAGGATTTTTTAATCGTGGGAAAAAGTAGAACCAAATCAATTAAATTAAGAATGAGAGCTTTTGGAATGCCAAGTGCTCAGGATATTGCTTTTAATAACCAATCTATGAAAATCTTTGCTCAAGAGATTGGTAGGTTAAATGTTGGTATGGAGAATCTAGTTTCTGGAGTTAATAATCATTTACAAGATGGAAGATCAATTGATAGACTAATGAGGAAATTTGGTAAAGAGCAATTAAAAAGTTTTAAAGGTAATTTTATTCGTAATCCAAGACAATGGACACCTTTGCATAAAACTGCAAGGAAAATTAGACTTTATAAAATGAATCCTGATGCTTTGAAAAAAGACATTTTAAAGGCTGTTATTTATAAACAACAAGAAACTGCTCAAGGAATCGTTAGTGTTCCAATCCAATTAACTCCATCAAAGTTTAGTCAAGCTCCTTTGAAAGACGAATTAAATAGATTTTTTAGGACATTAGATAAAGTTCCTAGATATACAGGTGGTGGAGTAACCCCTAATTATCCTGCACTTCTTTATACAGGACGATTAATGAGGTCAATGAGATTTAAATATGTTAAAGGAAGAAAGACTCTAAATAAGAAACAATTAATATATAGAAGAGGACTTCATTATAGTACAACCGCTGCGTACGCAAGAACTCATTTTATTGGTGGTAAGATGCCAACATATCAATTAGTTATTACAAGAGAATCAACTGACAAAGGGGGTTATGAATTGTTTGAATTTAAGTTCCCTATTCCTAATGAGTATGTGGCCAGATTTAAAACTTTAGATTTATCCAATCTCTTAAATAGTAAAATTAAGTATGGAGTTAATATCATTCAAAAAATGACACAGGTTGAGGAACGTAATCCTTATATATTTTCACAGAAAGATCTACGAAGATTAAGAACATTAAATCAGAACTTTGGAGTTGTTATTCCAAGAGCAGTTGATAAAAAATTAGCGGAGGCATTAGCAAAATAATGGCTAATCAATCAAGAGCCCGAATGAAGAGAATAATGGAAATGCAGATTAAAATTATGGCTGATGCAAAACAGGCTACTGCTGTAATGACTGGATTTCAAAAGCAAATGATTGCAGGTCAAGAGAAAACAAATAAACTTCTTGAAAGTTCATTAAAGAGAAGTCAAAGACGGATAAAGACTTCTGCTAAAAAAAGTGCATTAGATATGCGAAAGATTACTGCTTCAGCTTTTGTTGGAGGAGGAAAAGGTGGAATCAATCAGGGTATGGATGACTTTATGCTTCAAGAGAGACAGATGCGAGGAGTAACTACCGGGTTACGTCATGAGGTTGGTAAAATAAGGAATACTTTATTACTATTTGTTTTTGCTACAGCAGCTGTTACCTCTGCTTTCAAGGAATGGTTTCAAGCAACATTACAAGCTCAAGCTGCATTAATAGGTTTACAAGCTGTTGCTGTTAGTACCGGTTTGAGTTTTGATAAGTTAAAAGAAGTTTCATTTGAAATGGAAGAGAAAGGATTTTTATCTCTTGGAGGAGGTGCGGGTGCATTAAAGAATTTAGCTGCTTCAAATTTAACAATGAGTGAGTCTGTTGCAGTATTACGAGCTTTAACTGATGCTGCTGCTTTTAATAGGCAAGGTACTCTTTCTATGGAAGAAGCAGTATTAGGAGCAACTCAGGGTATTAAAAATCAGAATTCGATTATGATTGATAATGCTGGTATTACGAAAAATGTTTCAATTATGTATAGAGAATATGCTCTATCAATTGGTAAGACTGCTGGGTCTCTTACTGAAATGGAAAAACGCCAAGCAATTGTTAATGGTATTTTAAGAGAAGCTGCATTATTTGCTGGTAATGCAGAAAAGTCATTAAGTTCTTATCAAGGTAGACTTACTAGATTTAAAACCCAAATGCTTTCTTTGAAAAGAGATTTAGGAGAAATTATTGCTGGTCCAGTTTTAGATTCATTTGAAAAATTTGTGAACTTATCAAAAGAACTTGGAACAAAAGAAGGATTGGGTCAAGCCTTTATTGGTCAATTAAGTGAAATGATTTCAATGTCCACTACCTTAATAACTTCATTTTTGGGAAGAGTAGTGGAAGCATTCAATTGGATGAGTGGAGCTTTTGATACCATAGGTACAGCTATTAATGATTTAGTAAAATTAATGAGTACAAATTTTGGTACTTTTATTGATATTGGGCCTTTAACTCAGTCTCTAAATGAATTCGGAGATAAAATAATAAAAGCAGCTTTATTACTTACTTTAGTGATGAAAGGTCAAAAGTATTTTGGAGGACTTTTAGGGGGAATGAGAAAGGGCGCTCTTGAAAGTGGTTTAGAACAAACTCGATCTAATGCTCTCAGAGAGTCTATTATATTAGAACGTAAATATCAAGTATTAAAAAAAGGTACAAATGCTTACGCTATTCAAGAGGCTAAAATTAATTTTGAATCTGCTACATTATTTAGAAAGAAATTAGCAACTGAAAAAATTAGGGAAGTATTTCAAAAAAGAATTAATCAGCTTTTAAGACAAGCAAATCGTACTCGAGTTGAAGCTTTAGAACTTGAACAGAAAACAGCTCAGATGAGACAAATGGGATTTTCTGCGGTAGTTCAACAAAGAAAATCAGGATTAAAAAGACAAGGAGATGTTTACTGGGGTATTGGAAAAACTCCTCAAAAGAATCAAGTATTAGCAGTTCAAGGAGCTATGTCCGATATGGCTCGTAAAAACTTGAGTTTGGGTCAAAGAATGATTCATGATACTAAAATGTTGGGAACAACTTGGGCTGGTGTAGGGATGAATGTAAAAAGATTTTTTATGGGATATAAAGGTCAAGTAACAGCAGCAACTGCTATGACTTATACTTTTAGAAATGCTTTAGTAGCTACAGGTAGAGCAGTTACAACAATCGGAACTATTGTGGGTAATGTGGTTGGAAAACTTTTTATGTGGTACATTACTGCTAGAATGATTTATGATATTTTTAGTGAATTATTTAAATCACATGCAGAAGATTATGCAAAAATTACTAGAGAAGCCAATCTTGAATTAAAAGCTATTAAAGGAATAGATGATACATTTAAAAGTATTCAATCAACTTTAAATGCGAGAAACTCAGTTTTTTCAATTCAAGGAGGAAAAAGTTACCGAGATATAATGACAGCTACAGGAAAAACTTTTGAAGCAATGGAATCTAATATGATGGGAATAAATAACCAATTATCTGTTGCAAAATTAACTTTAGAAAAAATGGCTAAGAGTCCTAAAGATTTTACTATTAAAGAATTAGAGGAACAGCAAGAAACAGTTAATGAGTTACGAACCGAAATTAATGCAATGTTTAAAGATTACGATAAAGCTCAAGATAAAGTAAACCAAGGAATTGAATCTACTATTAAATTAACAAAGAAATGGGGAGCTCAGAGTTCTACTTCTATGGGTAAAATTTTTAAAAATACTCAAAAGTACTTTGATGACTTAAAAAAGATTTATGCAGCTGGAGATATTTCAAGAGTGTCTCCTATTACTGATCCTTTTATCATTAATACATTTAAATTACAGAAAAAAGAACAAAATGAATTTTTCTTGTTAAAAAAGATAGCATATAAAAAATATTATGAAGAATTAGAAAAGATAGTAATTAGTGGGGAAAAGAAAATAGCAAAACTTCAAATTAGAGCAATGAAACTTAGATATGCTGGTTTACAAGATAGTTTATTTAAACAAGCTTTAGATATTCAATTGGCTACTGAACAAGGTATTGCTAGTGTTAGAGCAGAAATTGAACAATTATTAAGTCTTCAAAGCCAAGCAATAAGTTCAACAGCTCTTAATAAATGGTCTTTAGCAAAGCAAGAAAGTTTAGCTATAGCAAAACAGACGACGAATCTTTCTGAATTATCAACAAAACAAATTGGATATGAAAATGTAGCTCAGGGTAAATTAAAAAACACTCTTGAGAGTTTGAATGTTGTCTTGAAAGATGAAAAAAAGTTTATAGATGAAATACAAAAATCTGCAGGGACTGTTGATCATATTATTACTCCTGAAGTTGTTAAAAATTTAGAAGAAGGACCAAAACTTCTTTTAGAAGGTCTTACTGATATAGAGATTAAGATTAAAGAAATTCATACAGGATTAAAAAGTTTTACAGATCCTATATCTGGTGTTTTAGATATTTCTCTTGCTGATTTTGAAAAGTATAAAACGTTAATTAATGTGGCTAAAGGGGATATGAAAGCATTAGGTAACATTAAACTTCCAGACGCCCCTAAAGGGCTTCTTGTAGGTAAAGACACTATTACTGAGGAGCAAAAACTCATCAATAAAACTAAAGAACTTTATAAGGAACTTTCTACTAGTGGTGATGCTTTCTTTAAATTTGCTGAGACTGTTTTACAGTCTGGACAACTTATGGGTATTTTTAGTGATACTTCTAAAGAAACAACTCAAAGTCTTAAGATCTTAAAATCTTCTCAAGCTGCACAATTATCAATATTCCGTGAATTAATAGGTTTAATAGGAGAAAAGGGAGCAAGAGATTTTGATAACATGATTGAAAAGATTTTAGATGTTAGTAAGGAAACAAATGCTTTAAATACTGTATTAGAGACTCAAAAAATATTACTAAAAGGAAATTCATTTCAATTTAAAGATTTATCTAATAGTTATGTTGATGCTGCAGGAGGTTTGAAGTTGGTCGGTACAGAAACTTTGAATTTAGAAAAGCAATTAATGTTGTCAGCAAGAACATTAGATTTTCAAGAATCTCAACTTTTAAGATATTTTGAAAAACAAAAAAAGATACTGCAAGTATTATTTGATGCTGGAAAAATTAGTAAAGATGATTTAGAAGTAAGATTGTTGGGTATGGAAATTACAAAAGAAGCAATTGATACATCATTTGATTTAAAAAAACCTATAGCTAGAATGGATCTTTTAAATAAAACGCTTAATAAATTTATTGAAAGATTAAGTGTTAGTAGACGAGAAATAGAACGGTTTAAAAAAGCATTGGATAGTGTTACTGATACTCAAGCTTTAGATTTTGCTAAACAATTAGAAAAAACATTTGAAGAGATGGAATTTATTCAAGATCTTGAAATTAAACTTGGTAGATTACCTTCACCTGAATTAGTGGCTGCTCCAATATTGAATTTATTTGATGGAGTTGCAAATACACTTGAAGAAGAACTTAAAAAATTAACAGAGACTACAGGTCGAGCCAATACTTTTGACAATTTTCTTTTAGATATTATTGGTATAGATAATGAGAGCTTAAATGAAATTAATGATAGATTTAAAGCTTTAGAAGATCAAGTTACAAAAGGATATAACAAAACAAGAAAAGTTTTAGAGGCACAACGTGATTACTACAAAAAAGCAGTAGATATCTTAGAATCAATTAACGCTCCAACTGAGTTTATTGATTATTTTGAAGAAAAGATTGCTGCTCTTGATGATTCTTTATTTAAATTAGGAATGTCATTCAATAATTTTCTTTTTGTCATGATGGGTCTTAAAAAATCTTTAACAGAAGAAAAGTTAATAGAAGGTCTTCGTAATATGGTTCAATCTCTTGCTGACTTTTCTTATAGTTTAGGTCAATTGATAGGTGACCTTAGGTTACAAGAACAAAACCTTCTAAAGGATAGAAATAAAGCAGTCCTTGAGCAAGAAGCTTTGTATCAAAAAGGTGAAATCACTGCTAATGAAAAAATGAAAAGAATTGCTCAAATTCATGTACATTATGGTAAACAAATTGATAATGTTTGGAAACAATTAGGAACATCAGTTCTGAAACAAGTGGCTGATATGGGTACTATGGTTATAACTGAACTTGCTAAACAGGTAATTGCAACTAAAGCAATTGCTGGGATGACAGAAGGTGCTGGGATGTTTGGAATGTTAGGCGCCGCATTTGGAGCCTTTTTGCCGTTTGGGGCACTTATTGCTGGTATTGGTTTAGTAAGTACTCTTATGAGTGATATTCCTTCAATAGATCCCTTAGAATTTGATACACCTGAAAACGAATTAAGTAAGTTTGGTGGAACAATAAAAGCAGAAGAAGTTACTATACATATTAGTCCTACATTTATTATTGAAGGAAACCAAGTATTTATAGGATCAGGATCAGTAGTTGAATACGTAGAAGAAGCAACAGAATTAATGAAAGAAGGTGTACAGCAATCAATCGATAATCAAGAATTCAATTTCGATAACGTAAGAGCAGTAGGAAGGTAAAAATGATATCAACAATCGATCCAAGATATGAAATTAGGGATGATGGAATCTGGGTAAGAAGAGAATATACTTATTCTATGACTGATGAAGTATACGCAGTATATGGTAATAATCGAATTGAAGATGTTATAAGAGTTGATGCAAATCATTATCAGGGTTTTTATGCTACTTTTAAGTTACAGATTCCTCAACTATTTAAGAAACATTATGACATTTGTTACGCTTTTGGTGGTGGTGCTCCAAAACTTGAAGCATTATTGAATATTGATAAAATTAAAGTTATTGATGGAATGGTTGATAAATATATTGAACACGAGGATTTGTTTAGAAAATGGCACGGATTCGCTGGTGAACTTGAATATGAACAATTGATATTTGATTCAAACAAAATCTCTCGATATCCTTATGATAAAAATAGTAACATAATTGTATCATTTATCCATATTCTTGAACATCAAAATTTAGATGAGCATTTAGCAATACTTAAAGAATTGCCAAAAAATACAGATATTTTGATTTATGGCCCAAATGTTGCAAGATATAAATTTAAAGGCTGGGTTCATGGTCAAGATTGGATTTTAGATCATAATACATTTATTCCATATAAAAAATTTCAAGAGATTTTAATAGATATGAAATATGAAATCTATTTTTCAGCTGAATATTCTGATGATTTACTATTTTATTTTAACACGGGAGACAAATGGAACTAAAGAATATTACATTAGTAATTATCGATTGTATTGATAAAAATAGAATGATGGAAGCTATTAAATGCAGTCGATGTGAAATTACTTTTGACCAGGTTAAAGTCTTTACTTCTTTACATTTTAAATTACCAGAAAAAGTCTCAATAAGAAGAATAATTGGTAAAGAAGATTATTCTAAATTTGTTTTATTTGAGTTAAATGATTATATTGATACAGATTATGTTTTATTTGTTCAGTGGGATGGATATGTGGTTAATCCAACAGCTTGGACTGATGAATTTTTAAAATATGATTATATTGGTGCTCCTTGGAAACACAGAAACGATCTTGTTGGAAATGGTGGTTTTAGTCTCAGAAGTAAAAAATTACTTAATCTTTTACAGCAAAAATATAAGACTGGAGAATTTATAGATTATTTTCCAGAAGATCATGTTATAGGAGTTACTTATAGAGAACAATTAATTAACGAGGGTATTAAATTTGCTCCAACTGATTTAGCATTTAAATTTTCAGCAGAAAATCGGATTTACAATGGTTCATTTGGGTTTCACGGTGGAAATTTTCCTAAAGGTTTTATAGAATGGCACAAACAAAACAAGAATTAAATACTTGGTATTCTGAAGAAGATCCTTGGAAATATAAAACTTCTTCTGATGATCAAAAAAGAAAAGATATTATTATAAGTTTTATTGAACCGTGTAATAGAATTTTAGATCTAGGTGCTGGAGAGGGGTGGATTACAAAAGATCTTCCTGCTAAAGAGATAGAAGCTATAGAAATTTCTGATTTAGCAGCTAGTAGGATGCCTTTAAATATAAAGAGAGTATTTGAGCCCGTGGGAATGTATGATTATATTATAGCTTGTGGAATTTTATATTCACAGTATTCATTTCAAACTTTTTTAGATATAATTATTAAACATGCTTATAAAGCAGTAATTGCTGGAATAGAAGATTGGTTAGTTCCTCATAAAGTAGGTACTTTAATTAAAGAAACATCATTTAAATATAGACAATATAATCAAATAGTAGAGTTATATGAAGTTAATTCATAACATAGGAAAATCACCTAAACCTGATGATTTGACTGTATCATCAAATTATAATATTATTGATGACATATTATCTAATAAAAGTGATATTTCTTTTGATGGAGTTTATTTAAATGTTTATACAGGAATAATGAATCATAAAAAAGAATTTAAAAAATTTTTAGAGGATTATAATATTTATCTTTTTATTATTGGTTTAGTCATTGGAAAAGATAATTTATTTGATACAGATATGCCGTATGAAAAGTATGCAGATATAAATCAAATAGAAGAATTAAGAGAATTAGGTTGTATTTTAGGTTGGCATACTTGGGAACATAAAGATTTAACTACTTTAAGTGAAAGAAAAATGGAAGAAGAATTAATTGCACCTAGAATGTTTAAAGATTTTTTTGCTTATCCTTATGGTAAATTTGATGATAAGGTTCTAAAAGCAGTTAAAAGATTAAACTATAAAAAAGCTTGGTCAGTTAATCAAGGTGATGATAGTAAATTTCAATTAAACAGAGAATATATATGAAACTTACTATAAATATAATGTCTTATAAGTATGGTCATCTTGCTGCTCAAGCAATTGAGAGTGTAATTGAGCAAGACCTTAGACCTGATGTTATTAATTTTTATGATGATGGAGCTAGTGATTGTCAACATTTAGTTGAAATTTATCCGGAAGTAAATTATATATTAAGACATGAGAATTTAGGAATTATTAAAAACTTCAATGATGCTTTAAATAAAACAGAAACTGATTATGTTATGTTTCTTGGAGCAGATAACTATTTAGCACCAGAAGCTTTAAAATGTCTCCCACTAGATGCTGATATTATTTCTTATAATCTTTTCATTTGTGGAGAAGGGAGAAATAAATGGGCAGAAGGCTGGAGAATGGAAGAACAAATAAATGGTTATTGGATTTGGAAATTTAAAAAAGGCGATATAAACAGAATAAATTATGTACATGGAAGTTCTATATACAATGTAAAATTAGCAAAACAGGTTGGTGGTTATGCAAGAAGAGGGGGAAAAAGAACAGATGAGGACTGGGTATTATTTAGAAAAATGTTAATAGCAGGTGCTTCACATAAGCACATAGTTAAACCATTAATGTTTTATCGAAGACATAGAAATAATTATAATAGGTATTAAAAATGAGTCAAGGCGAATCCTGGCAGTTAGCAGTTGCAGCACCTATAAAGAATAACCATTTTGAGTTTGGACAAAATTATGTAGCAAAACTTCAAAGTGGGATTTCAGCAGATGCTCAATATATAAAAGTAGATACAGGAATTTATAACAGAATTGAAGATGTAATTCAATATAGAGACCAGATTTTAATTGGGCCAAGTTCTAATTCTGATAATAAAAGTGAAACAGAACAGTTGCCTGCTACAGGCTGTAAAATGGATTGGTCTGGAGCTGGAGACCCAACTAAAATATATCTTTTAAACAAAAATAATGAATTTGCGTACGAAG